ATGGGAAAAAAGCTTACCTAGATATCAACACAGGAGGCAACATGTATTTGATTGCAAAGATAATGGCAGCCCACCCACACCGTAGGATTAACGGACAGTATAGAAGGTTATACTATCGTGGAGTGATGCCACATAAACTATAGACAAAAAAATCCCTAACACTAGGCTAGGGAAAAGGTAATGACGATAACTCGAGGATGAGTTTTATTAGGAGTCATTACATAGGGGTTATTCTATAATCTCCAGTTCGTACATCTCTACTATACAAGACTTTAGTATTAAGTCCAGCCCACCCCAACCGCCATCAGAAGTGTAAGTGTTGCATAATTTCACACACTCTTTATCTTGATGCAGTAGGTAGCCAATACTGTAGGCTAGTATATGTTTTTCTTTGGTTATCTCTTCCACACTTTGCCACGAAGCATTCCCTGTGTGGTCTTTCCAGACTACGATAAATAAAGGATAGTTTGGTTTTTTATTCGTTTTCATCTTCTACGACAACCAGATGAGGCTTAGACTCAGGCTCAGGATTGTCTACAACATCTCCTGCTAATATACGTTTTATCATACTTATATTTTTTAATATATCTTTAGGGTGTACTTCAATGTGAGTTATGTTGTTTATGTCAGTGTGAATAATTTGTGCTTCTGGTTCAGCTAAGAGTCCTTTGATGTATAAATTATAATATGCATTCTCAAACTTTTTCTTAGTATCATAAGATAAGCCTAAGTAATAGTAGATAAACTTATGCTCGTCTTCTTGGGTCTCTATATCAAATAAGTCTAGATATAAAACTCCTTCTTTGTTTAGTTCCATTCTCATAATAAATCCTCATAGTATTTTGTTGTCAACACTTATATTATATATTATACTCAGATTAAGTAAAGTAAGCTGCAATTAATGTACATAGGTGTAAACAGCGACACATGCAAGATAATTCTGAACATCCAGTTATTATACCTCATATTGAAGACAATATTGAATTGCCTAAGAATGCCCGTGAGGCCTTACCCGACATGTCTCCCGAAGAAGAACTTAGTATGAGGTCTAATACTGTAAAGCTTATATCAGACTTAGCAGGTGAAACGATAGAACCATCTCAAGATAATATGGAGCAAGCAGAAGAAGTCGCTAAACAAATGATGGTAAACCCTGAGTTAAAACCAGATTTTGGTACTTACCCTAATGAAACGATAGCCTATCTTGCTGGTATGGTGGCACAAACTAGCCACATGGTAGCTAAAGACCTGGCGGATATAAAGCTTACTGTACTAAATGGTCTACTCCAAGAAGCAACTCTAGCAAAATCATCACGAGAACGTATTGCAGCATTCAAAGCTGTAGGTGAAATAGACGGAGTTGACGCATTCAAGAGAAAAACTGAGGTAACTCATATAACTAAGTCAGGTGATGAGCTAGAAAAAGAACTATTAGCTACCATTAATGAACTAAAAGGCAAAGTTATTCACACTAAAGAAGTAGTTGAAGTAGAAGACGTTGAGGTAGATGATGATTAGCCCTAAAGATTTAGAGTTATTAGAACAAGCACTCCCTCAGATGAGCGAAACAGAGAGACAACGCAACTTAAAATTACTATTAGACTACAAAAAAGAGCTTGTTAAGCAAGCTGGTGGTAAAACTTTCTTAGAATTTATTAAACACGTCTATCCAGACTACAAAGTAGGAGCACATCATGCAAAATTGGCAAAATTATTTGAGGAAATTGCAGAAGGAAAGCGTAAACGGGTCATTGTTAACATCGCCCCACGTCATGGGAAGAGTGAGCTCATATCTTATCTCGCTCCTGCGTGGTTTTTGGGAAAACACCCAGCCAAAAAGGTTATCATGGCTTCGCACACTGCAGATTTGGCGGTTAACTTTGGTCGTAGAGTTAGAAATTTGGTTGGTTCGGACTCGTACAAAGATATATTCCCAGATGTCTCGCTCCAAGCAGACTCTAAGTCAGCGTCCCGTTGGGGTACAAACTTTAATGGCGAGTATTTTGCTATTGGTGTTGGTGGTGCCTTGGCTGGTCGTGGTGCCGACTTATTCATTATTGACGACCCTCACTCGGAGCAAGACGCTAAGTTAGGAAAACCCGATGTTTTTCTACCAGCTTGGGAATGGTTCCAATCAGGACCACTACAACGTTTAATGCCAGGTGGTGCTATCATTGTGGTGATGACTCGTTGGTCTAAATTAGACTTAACAGGGCAGATTGTTAATCAAATGATAAAGAATGATGAAGTAGACAACTGGGAAGTGGTAGAGTTTCCAGCTATCTTAGAAGAAGACGGCGAGGAGAGACCATTGTGGCCTGAGTTCTGGCCATTAAAAGAGTTACAGTCTAGACGTGCGGCATTAGACATAAGGTATTGGAACGCACAGTATTTACAAAACCCCACATCAGAAGAAGGGGCACTTATTAAGAGAGAATGGTGGAATATGTGGGAAGGAGAGAACCCACCCAGCTGTGAATTTATTATTATGACGCTTGACGCTGCTCAAGAAGCCAACAACCGTGCTGACTACAATGCCTTGACCACATGGGGTGTCTTTATGAATGAAGAAACTAACAACTATAATATAATTTTACTAGATGCAATTAAAAGAAGACTAGAGTTCCCAGAACTCAAAGAGTTATGTCTTGAAGAGTATAAAGCATGGGAACCAGACTCATTTGTAGTAGAGAAAAAATCAAACGGAGCTGCACTTTACCAAGAGTTTAGACGTATGGGTATTCCTGTAGGAGAGTTTACACCAGGCAAAGGACAGGATAAAATTAGTAGAGTGAACGCTGTATCTGATTTATTTAATTCAGGCATAGTATGGGCACCAGACAGAAGATGGGCACATGAAGTGATTGAAGAATGTAATGACTTTCCATCAGGTGCGAATGATGACCTAGTAGATGCGACAACGCTTGCCTTAATGAGATTTAGGCAGGGCGGATTTATTAGGTTGCCTAGTGACGAAGAAGATGACATTCGAAGTTTAAGAAGGTACAATCAGAAACGTCTGTATGTTATTTAACAACGGAGATAATTATGTTATACCAATTTATAAGAGAGAAACTTAAGTGGTTAAGAAAAATTCACACTAAATACAATTTAATAATAAATGTAGCATTAGTAGTGCTAGTAATCATTTGTATACTATAGGAAAAAATTATGGCAGATGTTGATAAGGGTTTATACGAAGCTCCTAAAAGTATGGAAGAATTGGCTCAGAACGAGCCTGATTTAGAAATTGAAATTGTAGACCCTGATGAAGTCAACATTAGTGTTGATGGTATGGAAATTAATATTGACCCCGACCGTATGGAAGACGATGAATTTAATCTTAACCTTGCGGAAGAAATGGAAGATGATTTACTTGGGGAATTAGCAGACGATTTAATAGAGGATTACACAGGTGATGTAAACTCAAGAAAAGATTGGTTAGATACTTATGTTGATGGCTTAGACCTTTTAGGTTTAAAACTAGAAGACAGAAGTGAACCGTGGGAAGGAGCATGTAATGTCTATCACCCACTACTAACAGAAACTCTTGTCAAGTTCCAAGCAGAAACTATGACAGAAACATTCCCAGCTTCAGGTCCAGTAAAGACACAAATCATTGGTAAAGAAACTGAGGAGTGTAAAGACGCAGCGGCTCGTGTACAAGAGAACATGAATTATCAGTTGACTGAGAAGATGACTGAGTATAGACCCGAACACGAAAGAATGTTATGGGGTTTAGGTCTTGCAGGTAATGCGTTTAAAAAAGTTTACTATGACCCTAACTTAGAACGTCAAGTATCTATGTATATTCCTGCAGAAGATATAGTTGTACCTTACGGTGCATCTGATTTAGAAAGTGCAGAAAGAGTTACTCATGTAATGCGTAAAACACAAAATGAGTTACGTAAATTACAAGTAGCAGGATTCTATAAAGATGTAGACTTAGGTGAACCAACTTACGACTTAGATGACGTTGAGAAAAAGATAGCTGAGAAGATGGGCTTTAGTGCTACAACTGATAGTCGTTGGAAAATATTAGAGATGCATGTTGACCTTGATTTAGAAGGTTACGAAGATGAACAAGATGGAGAGAAAACAGGTATAGCATTACCTTATGTAGTAACTATAGAAAAGTCTACAAATACAGTTTTATCTATTAGACGTAACTGGAGTCAAGACGATAAGACCAGACAAAAACGTCAGCACTTTGTGCATTATGGTTATGTCCCTGGTTTTGGTTTCTACCACTTTGGTTTAATACATCTGATAGGTGCGTTTGCTAAGTCAGGTACTATGATATTAAGACAACTTGTAGATGCAGGTACATTATCTAATTTACCAGGCGGGTTTAAGTCTAGAGGCTTACGTATCAAAGGTGATGAAACACCAATATCCCCTGCTGAGTTTAGAGATGTAGATGTACCATCAGGTAGTATTAGAGATAATATATTACCACTCCCTTATAAAGAACCAAGTCAAGTTCTTAATCAACTAATGAATCAAATTATTGATGAAGGTAGAAGATTTGCTAGTGCAGCTGATTTAAAAGTCTCTGACATGTCAGCTAATGCTCCTGTAGGAACAACACTTGCTATCTTAGAAAGAACACTAAAAGTTATGTCTGCAGTTCAAGCTCGTATTCATTATTCAATGCGACAAGAGTTAAGATTAATTAAGGGTATTATTAAAGATTTTACTCCTGCTGATTATGCATATACGCCTGAGACAGGCTCAAGAATGGCGAAGCAAAGTGATTATGATAAGGTAGAA